AGGCATTTCCAACCAAGCTGATTTTTTTGAAAAGTTTTTTGGGAGGTGATTTCCTTGAAAAAAATTGAATTGCTTACAATCGAAAACATGAAAAAGCTTGGAGTTTATAAAGAAGAATTTGACACCACGATTCAAATATATTGCAGCTTAATTGACCAATACACGGCACTAGAAAAAGAATTCAAGAAAACAAAATTCACCGTAATTGAGAAAACCGGTTACAGTGACAACACAAAGAAAAATCCTTTGGTGGGTTCTTTGGAATCTTTAAGAAAAGATATTCTTGCATATTCCAACGCTTTAGGATTAACGCCGGCGGGCTTGAAAAAAATCAATGACAACATGAAGCCGGAAAAGAAAAAGCAAAGCAAATTGGAAATGGCGCTGAATAATTTTGGAACATAAAAATTTTGACATTGTTTTAAAATATGCAACCGATATTGTCAATGGTTCAAAAGTCGCTTGCAAAGAATTGATTCAAGCGGCGCAAAGATTCCTTGATGATATCCAAGATGAACGTTATGAAGTCAGGCATAAAGATGCTGAATTTATTATTGGGATTATCGAAAAAACATTTGTTCATATCAAAGGAACTAAAAAAGGTGAGCATTTTATACTTGAAGATTGGGAACGCTTTATTTGCTACAATGTTGCTGCTTTATATTTAGCAGGGACAGACGAACGCAAATACAAAGAAGCGTTCATTTTTTTACCTAGAAAAAATTCTAAAACGTTTTTTGCTTCAGCCCTTGCATGGGCGCTTTCACTTTTGGAGCGCAAATATTATTCAGTGGTTTATGTCATTGCGACCAAACTTGATAGAGCGCTTGAAGCTTTCAATAACATTTTAGAAAATCTCGAAGCGATGGGTGAAAAGCAAAACTTCAGGATACTTGACAACAACAGTGAACATAGTATAAGCCGTTCTTTTTATGATGAAGATGAAAATAAAATTGGCGCTATCAAAATACAAGCCCTTGCAGCCGATTCAAAAAAAGCTGATGGATTAAACGGAAATATTTTTATTCTTGATGAAATCCATGCTTATAAAAGCGCCAATGATTATTTTGTATATAAGCAAGCTATGAAAGCCTATATAAATAAATTGCTAATTGGTATCACAACAGCGGGAAGCAACATGAATTCATTTTGTTATCAGCGGCTTCAATATTGCCAAAAGGTTTTGGCGAAAGAAGTTGAAGATGAACAATATTTTATTTTCATAACCAAGGCGGACGACCCAGAAGATTACACCAATCCAATCGAACATGAAAAAGCTAATCCAAATTATGAAGTTACAATACGAGCGGCGGACATTATGGCGGATGCAATGCAAGCCCAAAATGACCCAAGCGCAAGAAGTGAATTTTTAAACAAGTCTTTGAACATTTATACAAACACGATGGCAGCTTATTTTGAAATGGGTGAAGTTCAAATTTCAGACGAAGAAGCAGCCAAGGAATTGAAAGCGAAATTAAAGCTTCCTGAAAATAAACCAATCCCAATTGAAGCACTTGCCAATCTTAAAATTCAATGGTTCGGCGGTGCTGATTTATCCAAAATGTTTGACTTGACAGGCGCTTGTATTTATGGAAGGTACGAAGATATTGATATTACAATTACTCATGGTTTTATCCCAATCACCCAAGCAAAAGCAAAAGCAGAAGAAGACAACATACCCTTCTTTTGGTGGAAGGATTGCGGATGGTTGACAATGACAAACAGCGAATTAGTTGATTATGAGGAAGTTGTCAAGTGGTTCAAAAACATGAGGGATAAAGGATTTAAAATCAAAGCGGTTGCTTTTGATAAATACAATTCAAGGGATTTTGTGCGAAGTATGGAGAAACAAAAATTCAAGATGGAAGAAGCGGGGCAACAATTTTGGAAAAAATCAGAAGCCTTTAGGGAAATTGAGCGAAAGATAAAAGAAAAGAAATTTACTTATCTTTCATCAAAAGCTTTTGAATATTGTATTTCCAATGTCAAGGCAAATGAAGATGCTGAAGAACGTGTACGCTTTGAAAAGGTTGGCGACAATTTCAGAATTGATTTATTTGATGCAACGGTTGTTGCTGTTAAGCAAGCAATCATTGCACGTGATAAAAACAGTAAATTAAACACTTGGTTTTGAAAGGTGGTGAACTAGTGAAACTATTTGAAAGAACTATAAAAGGTTCTATGAAAACTAAAAAACAAAAGCGGCAAACTTCACCTGTTGCTTTATGGCTCAATGGTGAAGATGCGAAAAATATATTACTTCCCGCCGGATATATGCCGGTTACAAAAAATGAAGAAGTCAAAAAGTGCATCCATAAAATTGCTGATTTAGTTTCAAGCATGACAATCATGCTCATGGAAAACAGCGAAGACGGGGATATCAGATTGAAAAATGAACTGTCAAGAAAAATTGACGTTTACCCCAATAATTATATGGTGCGAAAGAATTTCATTTATAAAATTGTTTCCGATATGATAACGAATGGAAATAGTGTTATATATCCAAAAACAATTAACGGGATGCTTGACAATCTTATTATTTGGGACATTGACAGCGTTCAATTTTATGGCGATGCCGAAAGCTATTATATTCAATACAAGCTGCAAAAGTTTGACCCCAACGAATTATTGCACTTTGTTTTGATTCCAGATGATTTGATGCCATTTAAAGGACAAGGTTTCATCCCAATTGTCAAAGACACTATTACAAATTTAGTTCAAGCCAATACGACAAAAACCGGCTTCCTTCAAAGTAAATGGCGACCATCTTTGATAATCAAAGTTGAATCCGATGCTGAAGGAATGCAAATACAAGAAGACCGTAAAAAGATTTTAAATAGCTATGTGGGCGACACTGAAAACGGTGAACCTTGGATTGTACCGGCAAGTGAAATTGATGTGAAAGAAATCAGACCACTTTCGCTTCAGGATTTGGCAATCCAAGAAAGCATTGAACTTGACAAAAAATCAATTGCTTCAGCTTTCGGTGTTCCGGCTTATATGCTTGGTGTCGGTACTTTCAACAAAGACGAATATAACAACTTTGTTAGTTCCGTTATTATGCCGATTGCAAAAGTGATTGAACAAGAATTATCTAAAAAAGTTGTCTATAAACCTTCATGGTATTTCAGATTTAATGCTAAATCATTGATGCAATACAATCTTGGAGAACTTACAACCCACGTAAAAGAAATGGTTGGCGGCGGGCTTATCAATAGGAACGAAGGGCGAAACGCTTTCGACTATTCCCCTGTTGATGGCTTAAATGAATATGTAGTGTTAGAAAATTATATCCCTGTTGAAGATGTTGGGAATCAGAAAAAATTGAAAGGTGGTGATAAAACAAATGGAGAGAAGCCCGAACAAATTGAATAAGCGTGATTTAAAAACTAAATTTAATATCACACGTGATAGTGAAACCCCTGAAGAAAGAATTATTGAGGGTTATTTTGCATTGTATGAATCAGAAACCGAACTTTGGAAAGATTCTTTTGAAATCATTACTAAGGGCGCTTTTGATAATACTTTAAATAATGATATCCGTGCTTTATGGAATCATAATACACAATATGTTTTAGGGCGCAGCAAGAACGGTTCCTTGGAACTTAAAGCGGATGAAAAAGGGTTGTTTGGAATTATCAAACTACCAAATACACAATATGCTGAAGACTTGCATGAACTTGTCAAGCGTGGAGACATAGACCAATGCAGCTTTGGTTTCAATATTCTTGACGAAGATTTGGAAGAACTAGCAAGCGGCGGTTATAGATGGCGAATAAATGAAATTGATTTACATGAAATTTCTGTTGTCACCTTTCCGGCTTATGAAAATACAACAGTTCAAGCTAGAACAAAGCAAATTGAAGAAATTGAGCAACGCAAGTTGCAAGAAAAAAAAGACGAACTTTCAAAAAGATTAAAGGGGTTGACAAAGTAACATGTTAAAACAATTAAAAATTGCAAAAGCTATTGAAATAAAAAGAACTAAATTACAAGAAGTTGAAACAAAGATTGCTGCTATTTTGAAAAGAAGTGAAGATGCGGAAAAAGCACTTGAAGAAGCAAAAAGTGAAGAAGATATAAAAACGATTGAAGCTGAAATCACAGAAATTGAAAAAGAACAAGGTGACGTTGAAATTGAAAAGAAAACGATTGAAGCCGAAATCACAGACCTTGAAACAGAACTTGAAGACGTAAAAGAAAGAGCCGCAAAAACAAACAAGGAAACTCAAACACGCAGCAAAGGGGAAATTGAATCCATGAATCGTTTACAAGTGAGAGAATTATTAAAGAATGGTGAATACTATAAGCGTTCTGATGTTGTTGAATTCTATAATCAATTTAAAAATTTACGTGCGGTAACAGGCGGAGAATTAACAATCCCTGAAGTTATCGTTAATCGTATTATGGATATGCTTGGTGATTATTCAACATTGTATCCTTTAGTTGACAAAATTCAAGTTAAAGGCACAGCGCGAATTTTGATTGACACAGATACAACACCGGCATCATGGGTTGAGCAAAATGCGGCGCTTCCTGTCAGCGATGTTGGAACACTTGCCTATTTAGATTTTGACGGCTTCAAAGTGGGTAAAGTCACTTTTGTTGACAATTATCTTCTTCAAGATTCAGTTATCAACCTTGACGAATATGTTTCAAAGAAAATCGCACGTGCAATTTCACTTGCTTTAGATATCGCAATTTTAAGTGGAACGGGTGCGGCGGGCAAACAACCAAGCGGAATCATCCCTGCAATCCCTGTTGGAAATCAAGTTGATGTTGCAGCAGATGCGCCGGTTGTTGAATTTGTCAAGCCTATTGGATTAATCGACACAGGGCTTGATTCTGTCGGTGAAATCACAGCAGTTATGCGCCGTGCAACTTATTATAATCATTTCCTTGAAATGTCTATCAATGTTAATGCTGATGGTGAAGTTGTTGGACGTTTACCAAACTTAGTAAGACCGGACATCCTTGGAATCCCTGTTGTATTCAATAATTCAATGGCGGTTGACGAAGTTGTATTTGGAGAATTTGAAAAATACACACTTGTAGAACGTGAAAACATTGCCATTGACAATTCAGAACATGTTCGATTTGTTGAAGACCAAATGGCATTCCGTGGAAAAGGGCGCTTTGACGGTAAACCAACAAAACCGGAAGCTTTTGTACTATTGACAATTACGCCGGCTGTCTAATATAAAATATGAAATTCAAAAGGAGAAGATTAAAATGGAAAACAATTATCAAGCGAACAATCAAAGCAACGTTCAAGCGAATTCAGAAGCTAAAACGGTGGTAAATGGGAAAGTAGTTTCTTTAAATGAAGCGGTTCAAGCAGAACAAAAAGCAGCACAACAAGCACAACAAACAGGAGTTCAAGCACATCATAGCAACCACACAGAAGCGGTTCAAGCAGGACAAACAGCACAAAACGCAGCACAACAACAAGCAACAAATTTAAACATTCGTCAAGCGAATGTTCAAAGTGGTCAATCTCAAATGGGCGCAGCCCAATTTGGATATGAAGGAAAAGGTGGTACACCTGAATTTTCACAAGTGAATCAAACTGAGGCTGCAAAACAACAAGCAAAGGCAAAAACGACAAAAAAGGCTGATTAATATGGATACACTTTTGAACCTTTTCAAGATTGATTTAGGCATAACGCATAATTTGCGGGATGCCTTTTTCATTCAATTGATTAATGGAACCATCAAAGAAATTGAACGCAGGGGAATCACACTTGATAAATCAAAAGCAGACGACCAAATGCTAATTGTTGATTATGCTGCTTGGACTTATCGAAAACGTCAAGAAGATATCCCACTTGCAAATAATATTCAACACCGTTTAAGAAATAGAGTTATCCAAGAAAGGGTTGCAAAGCAAAATGCCATCAATGAAATCTAGTATTGGAAATCACATCAACATTTCCTTGGATGATGCTTGCACCCTTCTTTCTATCACATCAACCAAGGATGAATTGGGGCAACCTATTTTTCAAGAAAAATCATATCTAGTTTTTTGCAGCAAGTTATCAATCACAAGGGCTGAATTTAACAGCGCCGGACAATTGGGGCATAAACCAGATATGATTCTTGTTGTTGATTCTGATTCTTATGAAAAAGAAAAGTTGCTTGAATATCAAGGCAAAAAATATGGT